TCGCCGTACCGGTCGCGCACACGGGCCAGCGCGCTGCGATGGATCAGCACACACGCGCCGCCGGTGCCGGAGCACTGCGTCAGCACGTCGCGCTCGTAGGCCATGCGCGGCACGAAGCCGATCTTCTCGTCATCCTCGTGGAAGTCGTAGACGGTCGGCGTCGTGCGGAACCGGATGCCGTAGAACGACGATCGGCCGTCGGTCTTGTGGGCAAAGCACAGGCCGCCGACGACCGGCCGCTCGATCGGGTCAGCGGCGGCGATCAGACGCTCAACGGTGTCCGGGGCGAACCCCATATCGCTGTCGACCATCCACAGCCACTCGGCCTCGGACTCGTCCAGCATCACCTTCGCCAGCTGGTTGCGGCCGGCCACGACGCCGGCCGCGCCGCACTCCTTGGCCATCTTCCCCCACTGGTGGGAGACGATGCGGGGCGTCGGCTGCGAGGCGTCGAAGAAGAAGACGTCCATGAGCGACTCGGCGAAGCACGCCGCAAGGTGGCCGGGGTGGAGGTAGCCGACGGTGACGGCTCCGTCGATCATCGGTTGCGGCGCTGGCCGGGGTTGGCCGTGGCCTCCTCGACGTCACCGACGTGCACCGACGTGGAGCGCTGTGGCGGCTCGGCGGCCGCATCATCCTGGAAGAGATCGGGGTGACGCCTGACGATCGGATCGTCGGAGTCGAAGGCCATGCCGGTGCTGAGCGCGACGGGCGCAATGTCGAGGCTGACCACACACGCGACGCCTGGACGGACACGAACGGTTCCCATGGTGGGCTCCTGGGGGTTGGGTGGGCTGTGGGCTGGCACCCACCCCGACGCGAGCCCAGCGCGTCGGGGTGGGGACTGGATCAGGCCGAGGTCTTGTCGACGAGCAGGCGGAACGCCGCGTCGTTGACGCTGTCGGCACCGGACCGGAACCGCATGAACCAGCCCGAACGACCGTCGGGGAGGTTGTTGGCGGTGTTGAACAGGTGGGGGATGAACTCGATGGAGGTCGAGCCCGGCTTGTCGACGATCAGGTAGTTGCTGAAGTCGCCGAGGATGATCTCGGCGTCCTTCGTGGTGGTCGTCTGCGTGGTCGGGGCGTCGTCGGTCTCCACGACGGGGCGGCTCAGCCACTGGTTGGCGTTGCCGTCGATCAGCGTGCCGCTGTACGACGCGCCGACGGCCGAGCCGAGGGAGAACACCGCATCGGCGTAGACCGGGGCGGACACCCAGGTCGACCGGTTGCGCCAGCGGACGGGGACGGCCCGCTTCGTGGCCTGCAGGTCGACCAGGCCGATGGTCGCTGCGGTCGTCGAGACGACGAGCTGCGAGCCGGTGATGGCGGTGAAGATGCCGGTCGGCTGGCCGGAGCCGGAGCCCGTGGCGTGCGCTGCACCCTCGAGGCGGTCTCGTGCGTCGGCGAACAGCATCAGCACGTCGGAGGCCAGGCCGGCGATGTCGTCGAACGCCTGGCGCGAGGTCTGCACGAAGCCGTGGGCCTCGTACGTGGGGATCTGCGGGTTGGCGAACGACGGCGAGTCGTCCGACACCTCGGCGAGCTCGGCGTCCCACGACATGGTGACGCCGGCCGTGGTGACGCCGTTCCAGGTGTTCTCGCGGGTCAGCGTGACGACGCGCGAGATGGCCCGGATGGCGTTCGAAGAACCGACGTTGGTGATGATGAGCGTCGGGTCGAGGTGCGTCGGGACGAGGTAGCCGCCCTGCGTGGAAGTACCCACCGCGATCGCGGCGCGCTCCTCGTTGCTGAGCTGCTCGCTGCGGCCCGACATCAGCTTCATCCACGCCGACGTGTAGACCTCAGTGGAGCGGGCCAGCAGCTGGCGCGTCCAGGCGAGATCGTCGCGGTGGCGCTGCAGCAGCGGACGGACGGCGGTGAGGTCGGCGCCACGGGCCTCCAGGGACCGCGTGACGGCGTCTGCGATCTGCATGGGGGACATGCCGCGCGTGTCCTCCACGGTGACGACGTCGGCCACACCAGGGACGATGGGGCGACGGTGGCCGCTGCCGGCGGCAGCGCGGGCGGAACGCTCGGCGATCTTCTCCAGCTCGCCGATGCGGGCCTCGGTGGCCTCGATGTCGGTGTCGATGCCGCGCACGATCTCCTCGGCGGCAGCGAAGGCCACCTCCTCGTCGGCGGTCAGCGCGCTGCGCGTCTCCGTCTGTGCGACTTCGACGATGGCGTCCATCTCGGCGACGGCGGCCGAGCGCTTCTCGTTCAGCTCCGCGAGCTTGGCGCGGAGCATCTCCAGGATCTTCATGGTGTCCTACCTCCGTAGGGTGATGAGGGTGGAACGGGCGGCATGGATGAGCCGTCCGCTGGAAGCCGCACCCGGACCGGAGGTCGCGCTGTCGGCGTGGGACAGCGCAGGGGCGGAGCCCGCCGCGCTGGTGAGAACTTCTGCAGCGTGCTTCGGACCGACACGGTCCATGAAGCGCGCCAGAAACTTCGGGTCGGCCAGGAGCCGCTCCAGGAACTCGTCCGTGGTCGAGCGGATGCCCGACGTCGCCTCGGCGTAGGCCGGGAACGTCACCGGGCCGAACTCGTACAGGTCGACGTCGTCGATCGTGCGCTCCGGCAGCTTGCCGGGGTTGTGGTCGCTGGCCTGCTTGGGCTCCACGATCGTCTCCTTGACGACCGAGAACCGGAACGATGCGCCCATCTGGCCGGCGCGGATCGCGGGCTTGAGGTCGTTCACGTACGGCGCGTCGAACAGCCCCACCTCGTAGTACGCGCCCGTATCATCAGCGCGCAGCACGTCGGGGGTGCCGAGCGGCTTGTTGCCGATGCTCGGATCGTGGCCGTGGTCGTACAGCACGCGGAACTGGCCGGCGCGCTCCCTGAACGTCCGGTTGAACGCCTTTGGGCTGATGCGCTCCAGGAAGCGGCCCTCGTACCACGAGTTGATCTCGGTCCAGCGGTTGAACACGGCGAAGTGGCCGACGAGGGTGTTCCCGTCGCCGGTGCCGCCGTCCGCGCGCAGCTCGACCGGGGCGAGGTTCATGCGGACGAGGTTCTGAGTTGGCTGGCTCATGCCGCGCCTCCTTGCGAGGTCGGGTCGGGCGCGCTGGGCGCAGCGCCGCCGGGGATGCCCGGCTCGTCGTAGATCGGGTCGTCGAACGGCTCTTCGTCCTCGAGCCGCCGCACCTCGTTGATGGTGCGCGTCTTCGTCTCCAGGCGGACCTTGTGCTCGGCCGTGCGCGCCGCCTTGTCCATACGCAGGATGGCGTCGACGCGGAACTTCGCCTCCAGCTGGCCGGGGATCATCTCGGCCCACGCGTCCTCGAGGTCCAGCGTCCAGCTGCTCACGCCGTGCTTCCAGTACTGCAGGTCGGCGTCGGAGATGTTCTGGTACGTCAGCGACGCGCCCGTCATCGTGGCGAAGATCATCGACGGGGGCACCAGCCAGCGGCGCGACGCGTCGAGCACCGTGTACTGCAGCAGCTCCAGGAACTGCGTGTCCTTCGGGTCGATCGAGAACGGCGTCAGGTCCCACCCACCGCCGAGCGCCAGCACGCCCCGGTGCTTCGTGGCATCGAGGACCGCCTGCTTCGCCTCATCGGCCTGCGTCTTCGTGGCCTGCGTCGCAGACTTCAACACCGACACGGGCACGCCGCCCGAGCTGAAGAAGTCGGAGCCGTAGCGCTCAGCCCGGAGCCCCGTGGCGATCGACTGGGACCCGTACTCCACCGGAGACAGCGCGACGCCCGAGCCGTCCACCATCAGGTGCGACGCCGCGAGGTGCCAGAGGTCGCCCAGCGGCCACAGCGACCGCTTCGAGCCGTCCACGTACGGGGCGCCGTCGAGCCACTTCACGCGGCCCGTGTTGATCGTCTCGATCATCAGTGGCCGGCCCTGGCCGTCCACGTCGATCACGTCGCCGTACGCGTTGCCGGCCGTCGTCAGCCCGTGCACGACCTGGCCGATCCACTGCCGCCGCGTCACCACCCCCGACGGGGTGCGGATCAGCATCGGCTGCGAGGCCTTCGGCAGCACGAAGCGGCGATCGCCCTGCGCACGGACCACATCGACCGGCAGCGACGAGATCGTCGCCTTCAGGCGGGTGATGCACGCCCACGCGGCCGCCGACTTCAGCGCGCCGTCGAGCGACACGCCACCCTCGCCGTAGCCGTACGACGCCGACGACGCCTTCGCCATGGCGGCCACCTGCGCCCACGACATCGCCCGCTCCTCGGGGACCGCCTCGGGCTGCTTCTTGCGGAACAAGCCCATGGTCACCACCAGGAAGTCAGTAGGCCCAGAGGGCGGGCTC